CCCCTCCTCCAACCATTCAGCATGACTGCTGAACCATTCCTCCGGGTACTGCTATAGCCTCGGAGAGATGGCCCTTAAAGATTTTGCACTCCTTGCTTAGGCCTTGTCAGCCTTTACTTGGACTACGTGCGAATCGATTAGGTAATGGTTGGTTTGTCGAGCGAATTACACTCTAGTTACGCTATGCGAATACTGCATAGCAACGGCTGAAACGCCCGGGTGAATTAACACCATTGATAGAGTGCTTCATCAGGTAGCTACACCACCTCGTTAGGCAGCCGGCGTAAGCCGGCATACCGAAGATCAAAGTGGGGCTACCTGTCGCTTCGACATCAAAGGGTCCCTTTTAGGCATGGCTTCCGCCATACCTTTTGTTGCTAACTACTTAATGGGAGGAGACGGATGGCTTCAATGCCAAAGAACTATACTAGACCGCGGCATGTAAAAAAGCCGCAGAAAGTTAAGTTCTACCCTAACCTCCCGCGCGTCAAAAATACAAAAGCTACAAGACGCGTTGACGGCATCCACGTTACGACCCCCTGTAAAACAAAGTGTCGAATTCAATCCGACTGGCGAAGTAAGGTAACTAATAATTACATCGCCAAGGATCTTGATGTAGACACGATGCATACACAGGGTAATTCGTCGCGTAGTGGCGTTAAAAATCCTGGTTGGCGACAAACAATTGTCAGGGGCGGAGATGCGACCTCAGGTTACTCGAGGACCGATCTCAAAACCCAGTCCACAAACTATAGTGTCCGGTCCTCAAGCTCTCTTGTAGAGTGCAAAGGTTCTGGGACTTATTTTGGGGGCTTCCTTACGCTTGAAAGAAGTACCGCGTCGATAGATGATATCGCAATCGGTCGACTCAAGCATAAGCTCTCTGACAAAGTCGGTAACGCTCAACTTGGACCACCTCTTGCCGAAAGCCGCGAAATCGGACGCCTTGTGCGTCAGATCAACGGTATAGGCATGAGTACGTTTAAGTCTTTGCTAGCCGCCAAAGCAAGTAAGGGCAAGTCCCTGTCTAAGCAGTTCGGCGACCTCTGGCTAGGTTTTGGATTTGGGGTTAATCCCCTCCTTCAAGATATAAAGTCAGCAACGGATTCCATCTTGCATTACGTCACAAGGATGGATCGTCGGGTTGTGGTGTCAGGTAGTGCGCACCAGGAGTATGTCTCCGGATTCCGTGATACTGGATCCTCTGAGGCAATAACGAATCAATGCTTCCTTGCATGGACTCGTTATGCACATCATGTGCAATCCATCCGGTATGTCGCCGGCGTAGACATTCAAGTCCGCGCCGCTGGCAACTACAGCATGGCCGATCACCTCGGGTTGAAGGTTGAAGCTCTCCCTAGTATTCTTTGGGAACTTACACCTTACTCCTGGGTGGTAGACTATTTTACTACTGTAGGCTCGTTCCTCGACGACACGTTTTACACTTTGCCGGTAACGGTGAAGTATGTGTCGAAGACGTACAAGTACCATAGTCGTACAGTGTCCTATCCTTTCGTTATACCAAGTAGCGGCGTAACTGCCGATATCTCTGGTCAGGCGAGTGTAGGAATATGGACCCAATTCGACCGCACCAAACTTGCTCCGACATTACCTACGCGGTCTCTCCGTCTTAAAACCACGGACGAGATCGCATCGCATGGACTGACCAAGTTGCTAAACTTGGGGTCTATACTCGCGGGACGCCATGGACCGAAGCTGGGGGTATGACAACCCATCAGTTTCGCGAAGAGGTTAATCCGTTTAAATAATAATAAGGAGCCATACAATGGCTTTTGCACCAGCATCACCTGTAACGGGCGCCGTTGTAACTGGGCTTACAAGCCCTACTTACACGCTCTTGGCGGATGTCGCACCGAACATCAATGGCAAGCAATATGCCATTAGTGCACTCGGTGGTACTCAGACGAGTGTCGACGTGAACAGCGTTTCAAAGCCGTTCACAACGTCATTCTTCCGGCCTCCGATTCTTAGAACGTTACCGCAGGCAAACCCCGTAACGGGAATTATCAAGAACGTGCCTCTAAACGTGTATAAACTCATTACACGCAAGGGGGCCGCTCCTGCAGTCAACCAAAGTATCATGGTGCCTAAAATCACTACGATCATAGAGGTTCCTGCGGGCGTTGACACTTATGAGCCAGAGGAAATTCGCGCCATGATCAGTTGCCATTTTGGAATTGGTTGGGAACAAGCGAGTGGAATTTCGGTCACCGTGTTGACGGGCGTTCTTTGAAATGTCTAGTCGTAGCTGCTACAATCCTTCTGACGTGCTTAGTGGTTGTGATACTGAGTGCCCGGGAGGAGTTCAAGCAAGCGACGATTACGGCTGTTTATCGCTTGAAGAACGCCTTTGGGCCCACCACATCCTACCTGCATTTTGGTGTAGAAAGTTCGCACCCCAATGCAACGTGGGAACAGAAGAATCGATAGACTAAACATCTGTCGAAACTAGGGTCATCTTGGTTAAACCGTTATAATCATCGGGAGATATCCTGTGAGTAAAAGTAACGTTCAAGAACGTAATGAAGCTCGTCTTACGACTTTCTTCAACACGTTGTTAGAAGAGCTTGATGGCATTGGGTCCCTGGCAACAGGGGCACAACGTCAGGTGCAACGTGCTCGTAAAAGAGCACGCTTCCTTCGAGAAGATCTTCGGCCCAAGGCTATCGCTGATTTCCTAGCGATAAACCAAAAGGTTGGTGAGCTCCAAAAGAGCAACCCGCCCTCCCTTGCGTCGGATCCCAGAGTCATAGGAAACGCTCGTTATTTCATTACTACTGTTTTAGAGCGTTATACTAGTTCCTGGGACGAAGAGGCCATCCAAACGCCTCTCGAGATGTCGTACCTGTACTCTAATTGGCGGTTTGGGCCTGGTGCCAGTAATGGCGTCAAAGGCACTCACACCGCTGAGAAGATATGGCAGGATATGACTTGCACCGCTCTGTGCGAACCCTTGGTACGTAAACTGCGTAGGACTAACCCTTACTTCGTGGCTAGAGATAGCCGTTTAGGAGTTTCGGGTACTACGCGGGTTGAGGGTTCAAAACTAACTACAGTACCGAAAAACGAGGACACAGAACGTACAATTGCTATAGAACCCTCCGGGAACATGTGTCTGCAGCTTGCTGCAGGCATGTATCTTGAGGGGGCACTTAAGCATATCGGACTGGACATTCGCAACCAACAGCCTAAAAACGTGGCTATGGCCAAGCGCGGATCAAGTGATGGGAGTGTTGCTACCCTTGACCTAAAATCCGCTAGCGATATGATCAGCATCGATCTTGTACGTGCCCTTATGCCTGGTGAGTGGTTTGACCTTTTAATGAAGCTAAGGTCGCCCACTATTACAATCCCCTCTGATGGTAAAGGAGAGGATGCAGGCATACAAGTAGAGCTACATATGATCAGCACAATGGGGAACGGTTTCACTTTTCCCTTAATGACGCTGTTGATCGTAGCTCTGATCTACGGATTCAGAACAACTCGGGGTGGACCCAGTCTGTACGTCGACTGGGCAAACACCTGTGTGTTTGGGGACGATATAATTATCCCTGTACACGAGTATACTGGTTTCGTAGATGTCTTGACAAAGGCGGGCCTTGTCGTTAACTTAGACAAGTCTTACTGTGACGGAGCCTTTCGTGAGTCCTGCGGTGGTGATTTCCTAAACGGGGTAGATGTTACTCCTTTCTATGTGAAGTCACTCGCTGTAGAACCCGACGTCTATGTAGTTATAAACCAAGTAATGTCGTGGAGTGCGAGGGAATCAATCCCCTTGTATACCACATTAGCATTGCTTAGGACTTACATAGACGGCAAGGTCCACCTCGTACCCGAATGGCTGAATCCCGATCAAGGGGTTTTGACTTCCGGGTGCCCGAAGAGATTTACCTACCTAACGCTGGAGCACGAGAAGAAGCCGCTTCCAAAAGAAGCCGAACCTTTTTCGATGCCTTTAGCGTGCGGTGGGTACTTCTGCCCTTCACAGGGCGGCCGCTCTTCGGTCGGCGACGGACTGTTTTACGTACCTCGAAGCAATAAACTGCCTAGAGTGCGTGTCCGTCGGTCCAGATTACCGCAAGGTTTTCTGGACGGCTGGGATCCTGGTTACAGATCTCAGCGAGACGCTGCTTGGGTAGCCAGTATGACGGCTATTCAATTTAGCGTCTGAAACAAGGGGGGTAATTGTGTTATTGGGATAACCACACCCAATAACTGGAGCTTAGCATTACCCCC